GCAGGCTCACATTGGACAAAAAGAAAGAAAGCTAAAGACGCTGCACTCAAAGAGGTTAAGGAGCAACTGGGTTTTAATCAAGACGCTCCTTATAATAGCTTTAGAGTTACTGCTAATGTTCGTTACCGTTACGATTTGGATAATAGTATTATTGCTGTTAAATTCACTAGCGACGCTCTTAAAGCCTTGGGATGGATTAAGGACGACAGTCCTAAATACTTTCGACACCTGCTTTTGGTATGGAAGGAATCACTACCAGCGAACACGGCGCAAATTATAATAACGCTATCGGATGAACACCCGCAATAAAGGAGCTCTAGCTGAATACCGTTTTATAAGTACTGCTATTAGCTTAGACCTAAAAGTAGTAGTACCGGCTGTAGAAGGCTACGCTTACGACTGTATAATAGACAACAGTAGAAACCTATATAAGATCCAAATAAAATACGCTAGCAAGGATAAGCGACTAAAGAATGTATTTAGCTCAATGCTTCATAGAAGAATAAAAAGCACTAACCCAACCTATAGAAAATACCAAGCTAACGAGGTAGACTTTTACGGTATATACATTTGGTACATTGATACCTTTTATATAATACCCTTTGGAGCAGTAGAGAAAAGCAGTATTACTCTAGATCCTAAGAACGATAACAACAAATACGACCAGTATAAAAACAACTGGGAACTACTACTATAAACGAACCTAATGCAAGATATACAGCAGGCCGCTAAATTATATATAGAGCACGGCTTTAGCCCCGTGCCTCTAGTAAGTGGACAAAAGCGCCCACTACTAAAGGACTGGACAAAGTACAAAGAAGCTCCTATAGAAGATCTTAACGTATTTACTACGGATAGCCTAGGCTTAGTTTGTGGGTATAACGGCCTAGAGGTATTAGATATAGACGCTAAACACTTTACCGGGAACGAGTTTAAAGAGTACATAGCACTACTAGAAGCTAACGGCCCCGATATATTAGCAAAGCTTGTAATACAAGAAACGCCTAGCGGTGGCTTCCATTTTATGTACCGCTGTGAGGTAATAGAAGGAAACCAAAAGCTAGCTAAGAACAAAGCTAAAGAGGTTACTTTCGAGACTAGAGGAATAGGAGGCCAAGTAGCCGCCTGGCCTACTCCCGGCTACAAGCTAGAGACTAAAGCGAGTAACATACAGTTTATAACCCCGGAAGAGAGGGCTATACTTTTAGACTGCGCTAGGGAGCTAGACGAAACCCCGAAAGTAGAAGTAACCTATAAAGCACCTAAACCAAGCTTAAACGACAGCGAGGAGCTTACACCTTGGGACGATTATAAAAATAAAGTAGACTGCCTAACGGTAATACAAAGCCACGGCTGGACCATAGTACGAGAGGATAGTAAATTTATCTACGTCAAAAGACCGGGACAAAGCGAAGCACCGGACAGCGGTAAAGTATTTAAGGACTCCGGACTTTTATACGTATGGACCACTAGCACAGCTCTAGAAGCAGAAACGATTTATAATAGCTATACGCTACTCACAGCTTTAGAGTATAATAACGACTATAGAGCCAGCGCTAACGCGCTAAGAGCTGAAGGCTACGGAGCCCAAAAGCCTAAGAAACTAAACGAGGTAGAAAGGTACGAGGAGGCACTAAGCGAACCCCAAGAGAGCGCAGAGCCTACCGAGGACTTACTAGAGAAGTATTTACTTGATCCTACGCAAGAAATAAAAAACCCGCCTAGCGTATTAGAGTTAAAGCTAGGGCTAGAGACTTATACGCTAGCTACTGCTGGGAATATAAGTTTAGTACAAGGGAAGGCAAAGAGTAGAAAGAGTTACTTTGTTAGTGCCTTGGCTGCCGCAGCTATAAGAGAAGGATACAGCGAGAACCTACTAAAAGCCGGTATAGTAAAAGGTAACGTCTTATACTTCGATACTGAGCAGGGAGACTACCACGCGCAGAGAGTGAACCAAAGAATACTGCACTTAGCCGGAATACCTAAAGAGGTAGGCCAAGAGCGGTTAAAGTACTTCGCGCTACGTAGAGCAGATACTAACGCAGATAGGCTAAGTATTATAGAATATGCGCTAAGACGTATAGAAGGGGTTAGCTTATGTATCATAGACGGTATAGTAGACGTAGCTAACGGGGTAAACGAGGAACCGGAAGCTATAGCTTTAGTCAGTAAACTAATGAAGATAAGCGCAGACAAGAACCTAAACCTAGTTACGGTCCTGCACGAAAATAAGAACGATAGAGGCGCTAAAGGACACCTAGGAAGCTACCTAGTACAAAAGGCAGAAACCGTATACGGTGTAAGCAGAAGCGAAGACGGTAACAGCACATATATAGAGGGACTGTATACTAGAAACGCAAGCTTTCCGGATCTTGAACTAAACGTAAGAGGCAGAGATGTAGAAATAAGCGTAAAGGAAGCAGAAGGTCCAGGAGGTAAAGAATGGACAGTAGACGAACTAGAAAGGCTAGCAAAGAGCGTACAAGGTAAAACCATAAACCAAGCTAAGACTTTTATAAGAGATGTAGAGAGCTGCAAGCTTGTAGAAGCCTCTACCGCAGTTAGTTTAATGGAGGCCGGTAAATATATAATGCTTACAAATGAAAAAAACCCCAAGATTTTAGTAAATTTAAACGGAACTAATCAAGGTACGGACGAACCGCCGTTTTAATAATGTGGGTAGAGATAGCTAAAAATACTTGGGCGCAAGCTAGAAACGAGAAAGATGCGGAACGTATAAAAAAAAAGTGGAAAGATTACAAAAAGAAGCAAGGCGACCTAACGAGCCGCCACTACATAGTTAATTACATAGAAAACGAAAACACCATAAAATGAAACTGAGTAAACACTTAACCCTTAAAGAAGCAACTTATAGCGCTACAGCTATAAAGCACGGAATAGATAACCAGCCGAACATAGGCCAGCTAGAAGCACTAAAGAAATTAGCTAACGCTATCTTCGAGCCCTGCCGGAAGTTTGTAGGAGGACCATTAAGAGTAAGTAGCGGTTTTAGAAGTAAAGCACTTAACGAGCGCATAGGCGGCGCTTTGTCTTCGGATCATATGATAAAGGACGAGAAGACCGCAGCTTTCGACTTAGACTGCGATACTTACGGCAATGGTACAAACGCCGAGCTCTTCCACTTTATTAGAACAAAGCTAGAGTTTAAGCAAGTTATTTGGGAATTTGGCGGAGACGTATACGAGGAAGGTACTAACCCTAACTGGGTGCACGTAGCTTGGTCCAACGATCCAAAGCTAAACAAAGGAGAGGTACTACTAGCTAAGAGAGTAAACGGACGTACTGTATATGAGTACTACAAGGCGAAATAAAATAATAGAAGTAGTATTACTAATGGAGGTAGGAACTACTCTACCAATAAGCGACGCTACCGCTATACCCCTATTACACGAAGTAAATAACAGTAAAATTTTAGACCGATGTTTAATAATAACAGCTACGAGTATAAAAAAGCAATCCGAGCCAAAGCTGCAAAAGCTTTTGGCCCCACTATTAAGCTAGACTTATTCCTGGAGTTTATAGGATTTTGGGACGCTAGAGAGTATAAGAGCGCTAACGATATTAGAACGGAGGCTAAAGATATGCACCTAAATAAAGTAGTTAGCTTTATGAATCAATATACGGACGGATGAACGAGCCCGAACTATTTTACAAGTTTAAAGAGCACTACCTACCGGAGCTTAAAGTAGCTATAGACACTTATAGCCCTTTCGATGCTATATGCCATAGAGCTAAAGTAGTGGTAGAGTTTAAGTGTAGACGGTCCCACTATAGAGACTTACTTATAGAATGGCCTAAATACCAAACGCTATTAAATAGAGCAGCGGACCGAGCCTATAAACCTTTATATGTTTGTTCTACTCCTTTAGGGGTTTGGGCTTGGGACTTAACCTATCTTAATTTAAAATGGTTTAATAAGGAGCTACCCAAGCAAACGGACTTTAATAATAACACCCCAATAGTAAAGCAGGTAGCTTACATAAGCATAGAAGACGGTAGCTACTTAAATAAAATAGAGGTATGAGAAACAAAGCTATAGACAAAGTACTAGAGCATAACGCCCAGCTATTCCAAAACTTAGGAACGGATAGCAGCAAAGCAGAAGTACAAGCGGCAAAGGTTCAAGAGCGTAAGAATTTACGCAGCGTAAGACACTATAACCCGGAGCTAATAGATAGACTAATAAACGACGGCGACAAGTAATGCCTAACGTACCAAAGAAAGGAAGTAAAAAGCCTTGGATAAAATACCAGGACCTAGGCAGACCAAAGCGCCAAACGTGGAAAGGTAACGAGCACGAAGACGCTAGCTTTTATAATAGTAGAGCTTGGCGTAAGCTCCGGCTATATGTTTTACAATACGAGCCGCTTTGCAGAACGTGTAAACAAATAGCTACTGTAGTAGATCACATAAAGCCTATAAGGTTAGGAGGTTTACGAATGGATGAGAAGAACCTGCAACCGCTTTGCGCTAGCTGTCATAACAAAAAAAGTAGAAGCGAAAGAGGCACTAAGAAGAAGGAGTAATACACCTCTACCCCCCTATTTACAAGCGTTTAGGGGTATGGGGGTGCTAATGTATAGGCCTTTCGCTGTACATCGACGTGTGTGAAGCCGTGTTTTTATGGTGTCAAATTTGAAACAGAAGTTAGAGAAATAGAGTAAAATGGCTAAAGGAAGGAGGCCCGCACCGCAGGCACTAAAGCAAAAAAGAGGCACAGCCCGAAAGGACCGAGCACCAAAAAAGCCCGTAACTACTACGGTAAGCAAGCCTATAAATAAAGCTCCCAGCTTTTTAAAAGCAAAGGGGAAGCTAATGTACGAGCGAAGCGTAAGCCACTTACATAGTATGGGCCTGCTTAGTCAAATAGACGATACAGCACTAGAGCTTTTAGCTATGGCGTACCAGGAATGGTATAGCGCAGAGCTCAAGCTACAAAGGGAAGGCCGTATATATGAAACCTTCGCGAGCAATGGAGCTAAAGTATTAAAGCCGCATCCAGCGGCAGCGCAAAGCGCGGACGCTTGGAGGCGTATTAGAATGATGCTAATTGAATTTGGTTTAACGCCTGCTAGTAGATCCAAGCTAGAGCGCCCGGAAGGTAGAACTTTAGATATAGACGATATTATAGAAATGTAAGCTAATGAAAAGTATAAACAGTTTAAGCGGTGGTAAGACTAGCAGCTATATAGCGGCTAATTACCCAGCAGATTACGACGTATTTAGCTTGGTAAGGGTAGACGATCCTAGCTGTAAGTTTAAAGACGAGAAAGTAAGGCAGCTAGTAGAAGATAGAATTCAAGCGCCTTTTATTGGTACTGCTGAAATGGATACTATAGTTTACACTATGCTAGACTTAGAGCAGTATATAGGCAGGCCTATAACTTGGATAACTGGCCCAACTTTCGAGCAGGTAATAAAAAATAAAGGGGGCTACCTTCCTAATAAAATTACTAGGTATTGCACTACTGAGCTAAAGACTATACCTATAGCTGAATGGCGCTATAAAAATATAGAAGGTCCCGCTAGTATGCGCTTCGGATATAGAGCTAATGAAAAGGGACGCGCTAAACGTATGCTAGAAAAAACAAACGCTAACGGAATGACCGAAGTAAAAATAAAAGTAGGTAAACATAAAGACGGGCGTAATAAATGGAAATCTATAGAATACTGCAAGCCGGATTTTCCACTAATAGAAGCTAATTTATTTAAAGATTCTATAGAGCAGTACTGGCAAGATAAGCCGGTAAGATTTGCTTATATGAATAACTGCGTAGGCTGTTGGTGGCGCAGCCCTTTACTACTTAAAAAGATGCACCAAAAAGAGCCCGCTAAAATAGAAAGCTTCGCAGCTTTAGAAGAAGAGTACGGTAATACTTTTAGAAGCGACGTTACCTATAACCAGCTTATAAAGTGGAAGCCACAAATAGAACTATTCGACGAGGAATTTAACGAATGCGATAGCGGCTACTGCGGCCTATAATTATGTACGATAAACACAAAGCAGAGAGAGTAATAAAGTTTATAGAGCGCATTACTACGCACACGAAAGGAGAGCTAGCGAAGCAGCCCTTTATGTTAGAGCCTTTCCAAAAGCAAGTAATAAGCGATATATTCGGCAACGTGAACGAGGAAGGCTTGCGCATCACGCGCGAAGCTTTCCTCTTTTGGCCTCGTAAGAATGGCAAGACTAATTTTTTAGCAGCTCTAGGCCTTTACTTATTGGTAGCAGATAACGAGCCAGGAGCGGAAATAATAGTATGTGCAGCGGACCGGGGCCAGGCTGGAATGATTCACGAAATACAAAAGCAGATGGTCCTACAGTCTCCTTTGCTAATGGATAAGGTAAAGGTATACCGTAACAGCATAGTAGCTAAAGACGGGAGCTTTATACAAGCGCGAAGCGCTGACGCTGATACTGCCCACGGTTATAATGCTCACGCGGTTTTGTTTGACGAGTTGCACAGCCAACCGAATAGGGAACTTTACGACGTAATGAAAACGGCTAGCGGAGCTAGGAGGCAACCGCTTTTTTTTAGCATATCTACAGCGGGAACGAATAAGGAGAGTATATGCTACGAGGTATACGACTACGCTAAAAAGGTTAGAGACGGGGTTATAGAAGATCCTACCTTTTACCCGCATATCTTTGAAGCTGACGAAGAAGCAGACATATATAACCCTAAGACCTGGAAGAAAGCTAACCCCGGATTCGGTGTAACTATTAAAGCGGACTATATAGAAGCGCAAGCTAAGAAAGCTAAAGCTTTGGTAACGTATGAAAATACTTTTAGAAGGTTACACTTGAACCAATGGACTACGAGCGAGGTAAGATGGATAAGCGACGAAGACTACCTAAGCTGTAGTAAGGACTATAAAGATTACGAGCTAGAGGGCAGAGACTGCTACGCTGCTTTAGATCTTGCGAGTACTGAGGATTTAACGGCGCTAGTTTTAATCTTCCCGCCGGTAGAGGAAGACGAGCCTTTTAAAACTATGGTCTATAGCTGGGTAAGTGAGGCGGCAGTAGATAGAAGGAAAGGTAAGAGCGGAGCGGACTATAACAACTTTATAGCTAGGGAGGAGCTGACAGTAACACCGGGTAACGTAACGGACTACCGCTATATAGAAGACACTATTTACGAGGTGGCTAGCTTATACAATATCAAGGCTATAGCTTTCGATAGGTGGAACTCTAGCAGCCTTATAGCCGCGTTAGCGGAGGAAGGGCTACCGGTGGAGCCTTACGGCCAAGGCTTCGCAAGTATGAGCCCAGCTATTAAGCAGCTAGAGATATGGATAAGGAGCGGGCAAATAGCGCATAACGGTAATAGGCTACTGCGGTGGTGCGTTAGTAATGTGCAGGCTAAAAGTGATCCGGCAGGAAACTTAAAGTTTGACAAAGCTAAGAGCACGGATAAAATAGACGTTGCGCAAGCTTGGGCGATGGCTGTAGGTATTTGGTTAGTGAAGCATAGAAGCGAGGACGAGGACGGCAGTATATACGACGAGCGGGACCTAATTATATTATAATGACGGTAGAGGAAGCAAAAAAGATAACTTTTTTTTTAATGGATAAAAAAATAGTAGCCTTTC